TACGGCAAGGTGGATGGTTTAGTTAGATGGCAAGATGAAGATGTTGTGGTAGAAGTTAAAACTACCAATGAACAGGTGTTTGAATATAGAAAGAAAACTGGAAAGCCAAAGGCTGGACATATTGTTCAGACATTGATATATATGAAACTTCTTAAAAAGTCTAAGGGTGTAGTTGTTTATGAAAATAAAAATAACCATGAACTACTAGCAATTCCAGTTAGCATTAATGATTATTATATCCAGTGGGTAGATAATCTATTTACTTGGATGCGTGAAGTTCGTAAGGCTTGGGAAGATAAGCAACTTCCAATGAAGAATTACAGGTCTAATTCTAAAATATGTAAGGGCTGTCCTTTACAAAAAGAATGTGCAAAAGCAGAAGCAGGCACTATAAAGATCGCTTCTCTGGAGGAATTGAGTGAAACGTTGTAGTCGTTTTGATTGTGACAAATACTTTACTCCAAAAGTAAGTTATCAGATATACTGCAGCGAAGACTGCAGAGATCAAGCGACAAAAGAAAAGATTGCAGAAAGATATCAGATAACCCGCAGACAGAAAAGAAAAGGAAAAGAAAGAAAATGTCTTGGTGGCTGTGGAGTAAAGTTATCAATTTATAATGACTCTGGATTTTGCTCTAATTGTAATGTCAGTAAAAAAGCGGTAGATAAAATGTTAAGAGAAGTAAAAGGATACTTTGACTATGAACAAGATTAATCAGCCAAGTCATATTTGTGCTATTGATGCTAGTACTAACAGTCTTGCCTTTGCTTTTTATACCTATAAACAATTAACTGGATATGGAAAAATAAACTTTGAAGGTAAAAATATTTATGAAAAGGTACAAGATGCTACTGCAAAAACTAAGGCTTTGTTTGAACACTATAATATGGTAAATGCTATTGTTATTGAGCATACTGTTTTTATGAATTCCCCCAAAACTGCAGCAGATCTTGCTATGGTGCAGGGCGCAATCATAGGCGGTGCTGGTCTGGCGGGTATAAAAGAAATAGGCAGAGTATCCCCAATAACATGGCAAAACTATCTAGGCAATAAGAAACTATCTAAGGAAGAACAACTACAAATAAGAAATGTTAACCCTGGTAAATCATTGTCTTGGTATAAATCATATGAGCGTGATTTTAGAAAGCGTAGAACAATAAAGTTACTAGAGATAGTTTATGATAAAAATATAGAAGATTATGATGTAGCAGATGCAGCAGGTATTGGGCATTGGGCTATCAATAACTGGGAAAAGGCTGTGAAATTTGACAAGGAGTAATGGTGGCTGGTAAACTATATACAAGCGAGACTTGGCTTCGTAAGCGATATGCCTTAGACAGAAAGTCTCCAGAAGAGATTGCAAAGGAGTGTGGGGTAAGCGTGGAAACAATCTATGTCTATCTTGCTAAATTTGGATTAAGGAAATCAAAGCGATGATACCTAAACCAGTATTCCCTGACTCTAATCACTTTGTTTGTAATGATCTTTATCTGCATTCAACAGGAGCACCTTCTGGAAAGCAGATATTAGATACTTGCCATGCAATAGCACAAATGCTTATTGAAAAAAATATTGCATATGGAGATTCTGCATTAAGTCCTGTTCGTATTTTTAGCAAGGCAGATCCAAGAGAACAACTGCATGTTCGCATTGATGATAAGTTAAGTCGCCTTATGAAAGGCACAGATTATCCTGGAGATAATGATATTGACGATTTGATTGGTTATCTTGTACTACTTAAGATAGCAAAGGAAAAAAATGTCTAACGAAATAGAACTAGTAAAACATCTTGATGAGATGAATAATGTTGTTACTGAATATCTAAAAGGTAACGATCCTACAAGAATTGCTAAGCAATTAACTATGCCACGTACAAAAGTGGTTGAACTTTTAAATGAGTGGAAGGTTATGGCTTCAGCCAATGATGCTATTCGTGCTCGTGCAAAAGATGCTCTGGTTGGAGCAGATGCACACTATACTAAACTAATTCAGCAAGCATATGAAGTTATTGAAGATGCTACTACAACTGCAAACCTTAATGCTAAAACCACTGCTATTAAGTTAGTTATGGATATTGAAGCAAGAAGAATTGATATGCTACAAAAAGCAGGTCTGTTAGAAAACAAAGAACTAGCAGAAGAAATGGTAGCAATTGAAAAAAGACAAGATATTCTTATGGGAATCTTGCGAGATATCGCCTCTGAGCATCCAGAAGTACGTGACATTATTATGCAGCGTCTTTCTGCTATTGCTAAAGAGGGGGAAGTGATTACAATTGTCCACAATGTTCAATGATTTTCTTGAAGCACTTCAGGATAATCCATTTGAAGAAACTCCAGTAGATGTAAAAACATTTGTTGAGTCTCCAGATTATTTGGGTCAGCCACCGCTATCTCAAATACAGTATGACATTGTTGAGGCTATGAGTCAGATCTATCGTAAAGAAGATTTAAATACTCTTTTGGGAACAGAGGAGGGTAACAAACATTACTCTAAATATACCAAGAATGAAATTATTTTGCAATTAGGAAAGGGTAGTGGAAAAGACTTTGTTTCTACTGTTGCCTGTGCATATGTAGTATATAAACTACTATGCCTAAAAGATCCTGCAAGATACTATGGAAAACCATCTGGTGATGCTATTGATATTATTAACGTTGCTATTAACGCAGAGCAGGCAAAGAATGTTTTCTTTAAAGGTTTCAAGACTAAGATTGAAAAGTCCCCATGGTTTGCTGGTAAGTATGATCCAAAAGTAAACTCTATTGGATTTGATAAATCTATTACAGTTTATTCAGGTCACTCAGAACGTGAATCACATGAGGGTCTTAACTTATTTATGGCGGTACTTGATGAAATTTCTGGATTTGCTACAGAGGTAGGAACAGGAAATGATCAAGGTAAAACTGCTGACAATATCTACAAAGCATTTCGTGGAACAGTAGATTCTCGTTTCCCAGATCTTGGCAAGGTTGTTCTTCTTTCATTCCCACGATATAACGGAGACTTTATTTCAAAGCGGTATGACGAAGTAATTATGGATAAAGAAGTAATAGAACGTAGACACAAGTTTATTATTAATGAAGAATTACCAGAAGGACCAGATAATGAGTTTGAAATAGTATGGGAAGAAGACCACATCCAGTCCTATAAATACCCTAGAATGTTTGCCCTTAAAAGACCTACATGGGAAGTAAACCCTACTAGAAAGATTGATGATTTTAAGATTGCATTTTTAACTGATTTAGGAGATGCAATGATGCGTTTTCTATGTACCCCAACATACTCATCTGATGCCTTCTTTAAACAAAAAGATAAATTAGAAAAATGTATGACACTTAGAAATCCACTGGATACTCACAGAAGATTTGATCCTGGCTTTAAGGCTGATCCAGAAAAAACATATTATGTTCATGCAGACTTAGCACAAAAACATGACAAGTGTGCTGTTGCCATCGCACATGTTGAACGTTGGGTGAATATTCAGGTAATTAAAGATTACGAACAGGTTGCGCCAATTGTTGTTGTAGATGCTGTTGCATGGTGGGAACCAAAGGTAGAGGGACCAGTAGATTTATCTGAAGTCAAAAAATGGATTATTAATCTTCGTAGAGAAGGTTTTAATATTGGCATGATTTCATTTGACCGTTGGCAATCCTTTGATATTCAGCAGGAATTAAAGGCGGTAGGAATGAGAACTGATACTGTCTCTGTTGCTAAAAAACACTATGAAGACCTAGCCATGATGATATACGAAGAAAGAATTGCAATGCCTATGATTCCTTTGCTTCTTGAGGAAATGAGTGAACTAAAGATTATGAAAAATAATCGTGTAGATCACCCACGCAAGAAATCTAAGGACTTAGCAGATGCCGTTTGTGGGGCGGTATTTGGAGCAATATCCCATACAAGCAGAGACTCTAATCTAGAGATTGAGGTCCATACTTGGTCTACTGCATCCCGACTTGCAGAAAAGCAAAGGGCTATGGTAGAATTAGATACTAAGGAAATTCCCGACGATGTTGAGGATTACCTTAATCAATACAAACTAATATAAATACAATGAATTAACGAGGAGAAAAATGAATTCATTTAAGAAGATCGCTCTTGCCATGGTTGCAGCCATGACTTTGGGCACAGTCGTAGTGACACCTGCAAGTGCCAATACCGTTTCAGTAGACGTAACAACTGAAATCTCTGGTGCAGGTACTGCAGCGTCACCATTTCTTGTAAAGGTTCCATCTGATAACGTAGTAAGCGTTGCAGATACATCAACCGTTACTAACAATGAAGCACTTCTAATTACTGCTACAGTAGTTGCTGGTACTCCAGTAACATTTACTGCTGTTGGTAATGTTAAGTTGGTTTCTGCAATTGGAGCAACTGTTTCAGCATCTGCTGGATCATCTTCAATTACAGTAACACCTGCTTCAACAACTGCAAGCGTTTATGCTTTTACAACATCTACATCAGCATCTGCTGTAACTGTATCTGTTGTTGGAGCAAGCACAACATTTTATCTTAAGGGTGTTGCAGGTCCTGCATACGACCTAAAGATGACTGTTCCTGCTTCAGGACATATTTCTGGAAAGGTAACTGCTACTTTTGAAGTTGCAGATATTTTTGGAAATGCTGTAGCAGACACAGTAACAGTAACCACTCTTGGTGGAGCAACTGCTGGAACTGTAACCGCTGATGCACTTGTCACAGGTAAGTACACATCAGAAATTACTCTTCCTGCAACTGCTGGAACCGTTGCTATTGGTGCATCTATTGCTGCACCTACATCTGTTCCAACACTTAAGTTGGCTACAACTTCACAGACTGCAATCGTAACAGTATCCGATCTTTCATCTGCACTTGCTGCTGCTAACGCTGCACTTGCTGCAGAAAAGGCTGCTCGTGCTGCTGATGCAACTGCTGCTGCTGCTGCTCTTGCTGCTGCTGTAAAGGCAGAACAAGATAAGGCTGCTGCTGCTGCAATTACTGCTGCTGCAGAACTAGTAAAGGTAAAGGCTGATGCAGTAACTGCTAAGGTTGCTGCTGATAAGGCTCTTGCTGATGCTACTGCTGCTCATGCTGCAGAACTTGCAAAGGTAAAGGCAGATAACGCTGCTGCAATCGCTGCAATGAAGAAAGCATTCAATGATCTTGCTAAAAAGTGGAACGCAAAGAATCCAAAGGCAAAGGTCACACTTGTTAAGTAATTAACAAATTAAAGACTAGGGCGCAGAGAAATCTGCGCCTTTTTCTTTTATAATGGTATAATATGCTTATCTATATAATTAAATAGGAGAAGCCCCATAAACAAAAAATTCCTACGCATAATGGCAGTGTTGGGGATTACTTTTGGAAGTCTTTTTGGTTTTCCAGAAAATGCTTATGCAACTTGTATAAATACTATTCAGGCTCAGACAATTGCAGCAGCATATGAAGGCGATGCAGAGCCTACAGTACATCATATGGACACCTGCTCTGGAGATGATGTTTCTTATCAGATACCTATAGCAACTACAATAACATTTGATGGTGTTCAATATTCTAATATATATGCAACTACTAATTCTGTAATTACATTTGGACAACCCGATGGAACATACTGGACTTATCCATCTACCCCTTCCATTTCATTGTATTCAATGGACTGGTTTCCAGGGGTAAGCGGAACAAGTGGTTTAGATATTTATTATTCTGAAGGTGGATTCCAGATGAATCTTAATATGGTTCCATTTGGTAATTATGGTGCACAACCAAGTACAGTAAATATTTTAGTTGCAATTAC